CTTACTCCTTTACGTACTTGGCATACTCTTCAAGAGGTACACCCAGTTTCTTTGCAATAGCAACCTGACTCGGCGATAACCGGACAGTTCGGCGCGCACTATTTATTCCGGAACTCCGGGATGCAGGGGCAACAGCAGGCGCGGAACGCTGTTGTCTGGGCTGGGAACTAGGTGATTGCTCACCCGCAAACTTCTTCGGAAACTCGTTCCGAAGGCGTTGATCCAATTCAGTATAGTACTCATCTGAAGCAGGGTCAACACCCTCCTTCTCAATAAGTTCTTGGTGGATACCCCACGCCGCATAGGTCAGCATGCGATCCTGGCCAAACCAGGCGTTGCGTGAAGCCCAGTCCTCGGCACGAGGATCGGGTGTTGCACGCTGCTGCTGCTGCTGCTGCTGCGGGGCGGGTTGATACGGTTGTTCGGGCGCAGGGTTGCGCACAGCGTGTTCTTGCTGCTGCAGCCAACCAGAGACCTGGCCCTTTTCCTGAAGCAGGCTAGTCAGGCGTTCCTGGGCTTCCATCTCAGTGTCAAGGTCGCCCTCTTCACGCGCTTTCTGGATGATCTGGCGCAGTGAGGACTGCTGGGATTCCAGGCGAGATTTAGCCTCGCTCAAGCGGCTGTAATCCGTGTGCACCAGCTTTTGTTGAAGATTATGAGTCTGCGTTTGCAGGCCCTTGGCATACTCAACAGCAGCTTGCTCGCGGCGCTCGGCCTCGCGCATCTTGGCAGTCAGCTTGGCAATGCGCTTTTGCACTGCGTCGTTGACCGAGCCCAGCTCATCTGAGTGAGTAGGGGCTTCTTTTTGTTCAGGGCGCTCTTGCTCTACCTCCAGCTTGCCCTCTTCTTGGTTGCCGTCGGCGTCGTTGTCAAACGTCACCGTAGCGGCTTTTTCGTCTTCTCCAAGATTAAATTCTAGCTGTTCGTTGTCCATTACAGTTGCCATAATTTGCCTTATAGGTGAACGATATCTTCGGGATTCTGGATTAATGCCAGGACTTCGTCATCGTTAATGATTCGGATTTCACCCTCGTCGATCGGCAGGCGCGCGCCCGAGTATCGACCAAAGACAATCCAATCACCTTTCTTGCACCACGGCCCGGTAGGAAATTTAACCTCATCGGCGTAAGCAAGTGGGCCAACAGACAGCACATAGCCGCAAACCGTTGCCGACTGCTCTCGCAAACGGGTTTGGTCTGACAGTACGATGCCACCTTTGGTTTTTTCTGCCCCTCGATAGGGCAGGATGACGATCCGCCAGCCCGTAGGGGCAGGGATCCGGTCCATTACCTTTTGTTCGATCTTTTGAACATCGAGGCTGCCCTCTTTGTCGTAAGCGTCGTCCAGGGAAGGCACGTGAGCAGCAGCTTCATCCGCCCACTTTTTTTCCAGCGCAGTCATTTCCATGAGAACTCCTTTATTGGTCTTGATTTTTGCTGAGAAGATGCTGTATTTCCATCTCAACAAACTTGTAGCCCTCAAGGCGTCCCATCAGGAACTTGTACTGCTCCATATCTTTCACGTTGCCGCTTGTCAGGATCTCCTCCGTCTGGCGACGGAGCCCCTTGACAGCAATCAACGTTCTTTCGGCAAATTCAAGCATGGATTATTCCAATGAAGCAGACAGATGGGACCCCTGTCCGTGGGCTTGCGTGCATTATGCACTTATTTGTTACGTAATCAACACCTTATTGAACGCATCTTTGCGATAAACATACGTTTTCTTTGGCTTATCGCTGGGGACCGCTAGTTTTTTGGCTCCTGGCAATTGCTTGGAGCTGGGCGTTTTGGCTGGCTTGGCTGTTTTGGGCTGCATTTTGTGATCCTTGCTGTTGAAGTTTTTGGTTGTCAAGCGCAATCTTGGCCTGGTCCACTGCCCGGTCGTCCTGTATCCGCTGGCCTTCCAGTTGGATGCGGGACTTGTCGTTCGCGTCCTTGGCAGCGTCTGCCGCGGACCTGGCCTGGATTTCCTGCTCCTTGACCTTGACCAATGGATCCTCACCTGGAGCACCCTGCAGCTCTGTCTGCAGTTTCTTGGCTTCCTGGTAGTACTCGGCGGTCTTGATCGCAATCATCGCCTCACGCTGCAAAGCGGAGACCATGCTCTCGGGATCTGTGCCGTACTGCGTAAACAATTCAGCCTCTGTAGCCTCTTCTGCCTTCAAGCGGATGTGCTCGAAGATGTGTTTCTGGATCGTAATAGCCACCTGCGGCATTCCGCCAATCAATGGAGACAACCCGAACAGCAAGTGGTTCATGATGTGCGCATCGTGCTGCTGGCCTGCAAAAGCCTTCAGTGGTGAGCCGTCCAACGCCTGCGAGTTCTCGCTGACAGGGTCCTTGGGCTTGTCCACATTCTGCGTATTGAGGATTTGATCAACATCGCGCACACCGATGGCTTGGTACATGCGGCGATAGGCCTCGTACATGTTGTGCATCTGCGGATTGCTCTGCGCCAACTGCAACTGGGTTTGCGCCATGGTAATGCGCTGGGCCACAGAGAAGATGTTGGGATCAGAAACAGGCAAAACGTCGATACGGCTGTCAAAGTCCTTGCGCTTGATGGTGCGCGTCTCGCCCGGGACATCGTATGGGTACTCGTCCGGCAAATACTCACCAAACCCCTTGGCCAACAAATTGAATTCAATCTTCTGTGAGTAGTGCAAGCGCTTGTGGATGGCGGACATGATCTGCCCACCCTTTTCCAGCAAAGCAATCGTGGTCCCGACGGCAGCGTTTTGGTTGCTGTCGCCTACCTGCATGTCGGTGACACTGGCCAAGCGACGACCGGTGTCCGCACAGAACCCCAGCAGCGAGAACAGCGTCTGGCTTGGCTCTTTGTACGGCAGCGGCATCAAGGTCTGGGTCAGCTCTACGCCGCCCGCATCGATATCCCGAAACTCACCCGGCTGCAGCGGCACATCGTCGTTCATGATGCGCGCGCCCTTGGCTTTAAAACCTGCTGGCAGGTTGGCAAGCGTTCCGGCATCGATCAACTGGCGCAGCGCGGCAGTGGCCGCCTGGCTCAGGCCGCCGACCAGGTGCAAGAAGCCCAGGCCGTAGGCACCGAGGCCTTGGACCAGCATGTAGTGCACGTAGTACTGCTTGCGGCGATACAGATCGTCGCCCTCTTTCCAGTTGCGACGAACGCCAACTGTTGAGCCAGATGTTTTGTCGATCGTGATGATGTAAGGCAGGCGCAAACCTGTTGGCTCATCGTCATCATCCAAATGCTCAAAGCCTTCCAGATCCCAATCAATCTGGAACTCCAGCAATTCCATTTCCTCATCGTCCGCATTGGGCGACATCTTGGTAACGCGGTCGGTTTCCTTTTGGATGATGTTATTGCCCTCATCCGCCGTGCTACGCTCTTCTGCCGTATCCAAATACTGACCGCGCAACACGGCCTTGCGGTAATCGTTCACAGACATCGGCACGACGTGCGTGATCCGAGCGCATTCGCTCATGACGCTTGAGCCGTTGTAGGGGATGTACAGGTTGTCCGGCAGGATCAGCTTGCTGACCATGCGACCCTTGTCCTCGTCGTAGTAGACCTTCTTGAACGCCGAGCCGCCGTAGCCTGTATAAAACAGGAGTTGGTCAAAGTCAGGGGTGTACTCTTCCATCACCGAGGTGATCTGGTAGTTCATGAAGTCGCGCACGCGGTCCGCCTGCATGAGCTTTTCGCGTGTCTCTTTTCCCAGCACCTGTGTGCGCACAGGACCGTCAGCAGGCATCAGCTCTTTCAAAGCCTGGGACTGAAACTGCACAATTGCTTCGGTGAGCAAAGGATGGGTGGCCGCTGCCGCGCCTTTGAATGGCCGGGTGCGCTCGTCAAACGTAAAGCCCAAGAGTTTCAGGCCCTTGCCGTACTGCTCTTCCCAATCCTTGCGCGAACCCTGGTCCGCCTCAAACAGAGGCATCAGCTCAGAGCTGATCTGCTGCAAGACTCCCGGATCGAGGACCTCGGCCAAGTTGGCATCAAACGGTACTTCTTCATCGTCCCCCTCGCCGATCGTTATATCAACGCCGCCCTCTTCATCAAAAACAATTTCAATGTCGGGCAAGTCTTCTGTTACGACGTCCTCAATTTCAACATCCATATTGCCAGAAGGCAGATCGTTATTTTTCTCGATTGGCATCTTTGTTCCTTACAGGTATCTGCGGTTGTCGTCGGTTCTACGCTCGACGGGGCCGCCGCTGGCAAAACCCAGTAACTTCTTAAGTTTGTCTGTTATACCGGGCTCCGGTTGACGAGTATATGTCGGCAGGTCGCGCGCATCCAGCCTAGTCTGCCGCAGCCCTGTAATCGCGTTGTAGGTCTCGCGCACGTCCTTGTCGCTAAACAAAGTTTTGCGCAACACAGGATCTTTAGTCAGGTCAACATTGTTTGCCGCTTCGTACCCCGCCAAGGAGGCCAACTGCTCGTACATTGCAGTGCCCCCTTGTTTTATCATGCTTGGGTGAAAGTAAGCGTCTCCAATGCCATACTTTTCTTTAAGATAGCCCGCAGAGCCTACGGCATCTTTGACAAACTGTTCTCTAAGGCCGGGGCCTCTTTTCCCAATAAGTTCGTCAAACTTTCGGTTGATTGCGGCACCTGAGCCCAGCCCTGTTCGCGCCAAAAGGTGTTCTTGTTCGTGCGCAATTGCGTTTTTGTCGGCATTGGGACGAAGAAACATCGCTTGCGTCTGTGCGCGGTTTTTGTCATAGTCCGCAATCCGGTTGCTTGCAAGAACAAACCCCTGAAGGTTGGTGTTTGCCAGTTGGGGCGCATCCATTACCCGCAAGGAAGGCAGGCCCGCAGTTGTGTAGGGCTGGTCGCGAGCGGGGGTCGTGCGCTCTTTTAAACGGGAAGGGTCAATGCCTTCGTTTTTAAGCTGCTCTAGCGTGCGGGGGTCTAAGCTGCCTGTTGCCATGGGGTTTCCTTACAAATACCTGCGGTTGTCTGTGGATTGTCGCTCAATCATGCCGCCTTTGGCACGTTGTTGTGCGTAGGCGTCAAACACGTTTTTATAAGCTTGCCGATTAAGTTTATCAAAATCGTCTTTATTAATGTATTGTGACCCGTTGTTTAACCTAATTGTTTCATTCGAAATTTCCAGTTGAACATCAAAAAGCTGAGGGTCACGGACCCCCTTAACTAGTTTTTGCATGCCTAACTTACCAAGCTGGTCTACATATCTGATGCCGCCGTATGTCTTATCCAGATGCTGCACATATTCTTGAATTGCAGGAAGCCCAGAGTAATCCTCAAATTCCCGTGTATTTCCCGCTGTTTTTATTTCCGTAATTGAATAGGCCCTACTACCATCTTTATATAATACATCTTCTACAGCAAATTGAGCAACAGGTCGAGCAGTCTTACCTTCCCCTGTTACAATTACATGTAGCTGACTGTCTCCGCTGGCATAGTCCACTGCATTTTTTCATACCTTGTACACCAGCCTCCGTCGCATCCTACATCTGTAATTAGCTGCTTAAACTCAGGATTTATTTTTAAATCAGGCAGCGTAACGCCTATGAACTTCCCGTTCTGTAACGACTGCCTTGGAAATTCAGGGCTTTCGCGCAAGGTTGTAGTAGCCATTCCCTGTCTGGTTTCGTCTTGCCACCTTGTATACCGAGCCACTCGGTTAGATGCCCCAGCAACATTCAGCTTTGCCAGCGTGTCATCTGGAAGCAGTAGCTCATCTGGTATTTTAACCGGGGGCTGTCTATACGCTGAGTACTCGGGACCTGTTGTACGAATTTCTAACATCTTGTCCCGCAACTTGTCTAGCTGTAAGTTGTCCACTAGATTAGGCGAAAAATCAGTTACTCTGGACTCAGGTGCGGTTTGCACAAGACTGCGCATGCTTGGGGGAACCCTGTTAACTGATAAAGCATCTACAGGGTCCATGTAGGCGGAAAGATCTGTTAAATCTTCTACCCGTCTACCATAGTCTGTTTTTGCCATGTTATTAAACGGGGTAAAATCCTCTGCAAACCCTTCCACTTGGCGAGTCTGCTTTAAATCAGGCTGCTTGCGTTTTATAAGGGCCTTAACAAGCTGATCACTAGCTGAATCGGAAAACTCTCTAGGGGCAAAATGCAACAGTTTTTTGGTATCTGCCGCTTTAACCAGTTGGTCATCAGGAGTTGCAAAATCCGTGCGTAAATAGCGAGGCAAGGCCTTTGAGAACCAGTTATTTAAGGGCTGGTCCGGTGTAAGGGCTAAATTGTCGGCAAGGACTTGCGCCTCGTCGATAGGGGGGCTAAATTTGTCAAACTCTTTAGTGGCCTGTACCTCTGAATAGTCGTATATTGCTACATCGGGATTTTTTGCCTCAAATGCTGCTCTCTCGTCGGCAGACTGTGACATCAAAAAATCATCACTTGTATACCGGGACCTGGGGGCAATTGCCACGGGTACACCCCTGTTTCGGACCGCGTAGCTCGCTCCGGGCACATCCAACTGACGGTTATATTCTTGAAAATCCTTGGCCAGCATCTTTGCGGCCTCGCCGGTCTTCTCTCCGGCTACCTGTGCCCCTTTAACACCGGCACGAGTCACGCCCGCAGGGTTGACCAGATTGGACAGGAGATCACCTGCTGCGTAGAAACCCTTAGAAGTAGGGTCAGTAGGGGGTTTTTGACGAATTCCAAGCTCCGTCATCTTGTTTTTGATGTATTCGCTGGTGCCAACTTGGCCCGCCGAAGCCTGGCCCGTCAATCCCTGCCTTA